TGTTCAAACGACCGATGTTATTCAAAGCGACTTTGGCATTTCCGCCAACAAACAATACACGCTCATTGGAGACTTTGGGGTCAGTTGCTTGATTGAATACAGGATCAAGTGCTGCTTCCAACTGCGTGTAGGTAGTAGTTGCACCTGCAACAGTTACGTTAGCGCTGGAATACGACGGAGGGTAGTAAGTAAGATCACCCACAATCGCCAGCAGCCCGGCCATAGTACGGAAAGGCATTCCATTACGAGTACCCTGAGACTTCTGGCCAAAGAACAGAGCCTGTTCAATAGCAGCTGCGTGGAATGCAGCGCAGTCCTGCTTACTTTCAGCAACCGTAGTATCTCCAGCAATTACTTTGGTAGCCTCAGCGGTGCCAGTAATTGCCCAAGAGTTACGGAAAATCTGAGTCAAATTAGTAACTCGGATAGGGGTAACATTCAAAGACATTGGCTTCTGAGAACCTTCTTCAAAAGCATTACCTACTTGAAACAGCTGCACATTGTCCGCAATTGCAACTGCTGCCGTAGTGCCGACGCCGCGAGTTACCTGCACTTGCGTAGGAGACAGTACGCTGTTGATGATGATATTCTCACCAGTACTGTTGACCCGCATAATCATGCCGGGCAGCACATTAGTGGAAGAGTCAACAGTAAGTACGTTGACAATACCATCTGCAATTGCGCCGTTCAGTTGCAGTTCTGGAAACAGCATGGTTTTGGTAAAGAAGCCGTGTTCGACTTGAACAGCAGTTTCAGATTGAAGCATGGAAGTCAAGCCAAACAGCGGGGCTTGGCCAGCAGGCATGTAACGAGTAATCATGCCAGCAAAAGACTTAGCGGCCAAGTCAGTAGTAAAGTTACCGCTATTAAATACTCCAGGGAAAGCCATGTGAATCTCCTAAATTATTGAGTTGGTTGTTTCTTACAGACCGCGCAGGCCCATAGTAGTTGCGGAAGTCTTTTCCAAGACAAAGGTTTTGGAAGTGCCATTAACTACCAAATTACCAGTAGCAGTTACATCGGTACCGCCTGCAACAGTAGCTGCTTGGGCCGCAGTATTGCTAACCAAGAAGGAATAAGTATCTCCAATATCCATGTTAGGCATAGCGGCCAAGATAGCAACAGCAGTCTCAGTGGTGTAAGTAACTGCACCAGCAGCGCCAGTAAATACAGCGGCGCCTCCAAGAATCTGGCTCAGACTGATGGTCTGTGCACCTGCGGCTGCATTAACTACAGGGCGCAAATTCATCAACATACCATCTCCGGTGCGGGCTTCACGTTCTTGGTTCTTATCGTAAACACATGCACGAACAAAACTCATGATAAATCTCCTAGTTAGTAATTAAGTATTAAAAGGGGTTAAAAGAAACTGTTCCAATCAGGCTCAGTTTTTGCACCAGCTGTTTCAGAAGAAGCTGGCTTTGGGGCAAATGAAGTGCCAAGAGCTTCTACATACTGTTTTGCCATAGCTGTAATTTCAGTAGCAGTTGCATTTGGAAACTTAACAGTCATCTGAGATTCAAGGGCAGAAATGATTGGGCGCACAGCGGGATTTGAAAAGATGGGATTTTCACTGCGAAGATTATCGTTGACTTGGCTGCGCTTGATGTGCTGTGGGATCTCAGCTACAAAATCTCCGCGCGCTTTTTGAAGGGCTTGATCTACAATTTTAGTTGTTGCGAATGCAGACTGCGCATACACGTTTTGAGCTACTTTATTCATTGCTTGGGCAAATGCTTGCATTGCACCTTCGCCGCCAGTAGTAATTGCTTGTAGTTGTTCAGGAGTAACTGCTTGAGAGAAATCAATCCTACCAGCAGCTTCCATAAACTTCGCAGGATCTACATTGCCAAATACGCTGTTTGATTTAGGTGGTGCATTTGGATCAGTTGGCTCATTTTTCCACAGGTCAGTAAATTGATCTAGAGGAGTTGCTGCGGCCTTATCTGTACCTGGAGGGATAATTCCATTTGGCGCAACAGTTGGATCTGCGGCGCCAGTAGCAGCTCCTTGCTGGATTTGGCCCGGCACCGGAGCAACGGGGGAAGTCGGGGAAGTTGGGGAAGTTGGGGAAGCAGGAGCTTGTTGGCCAGAACCGCCAAAGGCATTTTGAAACATAGACATAATACTAGACATTTTAAATTTCTCCGAGGGTAATACTGCGAGTTGATTCATCACTTCTAGCCAGTAGGTGCTCTAGCACTTCTATTTGGCCAGAGAGATAAGCTTCTTGTTGAATAAATAGGTTGGTGTTAGTTGGGTCTAATTTTAGATGTAATTTCTCCTCAGCTATTTGGGCAATAAGATTTTGAATGCCACGGGTTTGTATATAATTAAGTGATTCTGCCTGCACTAGTTCGCTAGGAGTAAGTGGGTAAGTGAGAAATACTGGCATCATTGTTGCTCCTGTTGTTGAGGCTGTGCTGGCGCCATATATCCAAACTGCTGAGGTTGCGGTTGAGGGGGCAACTTAGCCATCAATTGTTGAACTTGTTCTACTGGAAGTCCTTTTAAAGATTCTGCAAGAGTTGCCATAGATTGTTGCCATGCCCCAAGAGCTTGCTCATAAGTAAGTTGTTCTTTACTCTTTTCAAATTCTTGAATTCTACCTCCTTGAGATTTGATAAAGTAAGAGAACATCGGGGCTAGGTTGTAACCAGCAGCAATTTGTGGAGAGGATCCAATTACCTGCATAGCTACCTGTAGGGTGTCGCTATTTACTAGTTTGTCTGAAGGTGTAAGTCCATCAGATACTTTGAATTCCATCACTGATTTGCGCAAAGCTACTGGATCAATAGTAATGACTTGCTCAGTTTGGCGATTATATAGAGATATGCCTCCTTGGTACTGAAGGATATTTACTTTGAGAATCTCTTTGAGTGGAGTAAAGAATTGAGACTCAAGCAACATTGAGGTCATCTGGTCACGGCCATTAGCATTCTGCATAACAGTACTAAACTCATGCAGAGTCTTATTACCTTTTACAAACTGACCTTGGCGCGCAGGATTTTGGCCGGTAATTAGATTACCCATCTGCACCAGAGAAGCTGTTTCTTGCATCAGTATTCCAGACTGGTCATCACGGAATGGGATTGGGTAGTAAGCGTCTCCAACTGGCTTGCCATAGGCAGCTGGCCGTACTGGAATCTTAGCTGCTGGATTATCAGAGTTAATATGATGCTCTGAGATACGGGAAGGATCATAAATTCCACGATCAGAGATGGCGCGGCGACGGGCAGCAATTACACTGTTCCACATTGCAGAAGTAATATCCTGAATCGGCTGCACATTGGCTGCAAGTGATTTTGTTTGATAACCTAGACCATCTTCAAGAGGCTGGCAGAATAGCATTGGCAAATAGCCATGAGCATTAGTTTGCCGCTCTGCATAAATCAGTACAGAGTGATTAACAAAGATAAACTTCCATACTTGAGGGGTGTTCTTAGCTGGGACTTTAATGTTGAAATCTGCTGGAAGAATCTTTGCATATAGAGTTGTTACCTCGTAAGAGTCCCTGTATTGGATTTTATTTTCTGAATTGGCTATTCCTGCCCACGCAAGCCAGTTCTGAGAGCTTCCAGCGCTCTGCTTAAGTATTGCGTCTGGATTAAGTTCAGGAGAGTAGTAACCTTCCGTCGGGGAGAAGTTGGAACCTCCTGCAAAGCCAACTCCAGATTCAAAAGCAGGTACAATATTATCAATCATCTTATCTGGAAGAGTTTCGATAAACGATTTGAGTTGAATACGTGACATCATTTCAGTGAAGCCAGCAAACTCTCCCTTGTAGTAAATCTCAGAAGGCAATACGCGATTATCAAAGATGATATTATAGGGGTCATTTCGCCGCAATAGATTACCTTCCCAAAGTACTTCTTTAGGGCGCGCCTGCGTGGTTGAAAATGCTAAGTCAGTTTCAAAAGCCGGAGTTACTGAACGATCCCAAGCTATTTCGCAGCAGCCAATATTGTACTTGAAGCCATCTCGGAACATCAGCATTAGTTCTCGCACCCAACCGCCCCGCACTGACTGATCTTCAATTACAGTCTCAAGCTGCATTGCTGCATCCATATTAGTTGGGTTAGCAACTACCCCAAACAGTGGATGGCCAGTAAGAAATACAGATGACTGGTAAGTAACTGCGGCCTCTACTGCTGGCATGATGATCGGGACAGTTATGTTTTGAAATCGACGGCTATCTCCCATACGATTAGCGGCTTTGGCGCGTTGGTGATCTTCTGTCAAATCTTCTTCGCGCATATACGCAAGGTCGATTTTACGCAGCTGCTCTCGTATGTTCCAATTTTGCGCTTGGAGAGCGAAACAATTACGATGGTACTGAACAATACCTTCTTGAGATTTCTTACTGAGGAGAATTGGGGTAGTTGGAGTTGCCATAAATTAATTAATTCCTCTGGGC